ATCTGTAGGTCTAAATTGTAGGCAGCTGATGCGTGGCTATCCTCATGGATGACACACTTGCAAGCAACCCAGCCGTACCTTGGTGATACTGCACAGCCATAGGCTTCTAATACTGCCCCGATGTCTGGCTTATTCTGTGACAACTTTTGTCCACTGTTCAAGGGTTTGCACCACCCAAGCGTCTTCTATGCCAGATTGTCTGCGCTTGATGATGACGTATGCAGGTGGAACCTGCTCAAGGCTACGAGCCTTTGCATAGTTCTCTGCTTCAACGCAAGCCTCACGCCAGAACTGTGGCAGATCAAGTTTAACTGTTGCCTTCAATTCAAAAACGTAAGGCTTGCCCGCAACGATGATGGCAATATCTCCTTCATCATTCTTCCCCGCACGGGCAAGCCTGTCCGTTATCGCTTGAGGTAGCCGTCCCCGCAGCCACTTCAAGACATCTGTTTCAAACTTGGAGCCGCGAGCCTTTGCTGCTGCTTGCTTACTGGCCATCAACCAACCCCAACATCTCTGCTAGATCGAGTGCATCCATGCGCTCTAGTAATTGTAGCGCATTTGCTTTTTCTTGCTTTGTATTTTCACTGGGCATTTGCTCTACGTGAGTGTTAACTAATCTTGTATCGTCATTGTTTAATCTCATCAGTTGTACTCCCATGTGTTAGATGAATAGCTGGTCTGGCGATGGGAATAGATGTTCATTCTGGAAGCATCGCTCCATAGTGATACATACTTAGCGCCATTGGGTGAGTGCTGGGCAAACCTGTTCTTTACTGCGGCAATTCTAAACTCTCCTGTGTGCTGCACTAAGGCAACAGTCAAGATCATTTCGGGTAATTGAGAAATCTTACCTTGAATTGCTTTACGACTTGGTGGCATGTCGGGTTGCCCCTCTGCCTCTGACGTGTGGTGCAATAGAAATACTGCTGCGTCAGTCTCACGTGCGATGTGGTGCATTGCCTTAGCAATCTCGCGTAGCCCTGTCCATTCATTTTCGTGCATAGATACTACGTTCATAGCGTTATCTACAATGAGTAAGTGGGGATACTCGCCAAAGGCTTCGGCATAGGCTCTGATAGATAAATCAATCTCATCAAGAGTGGGTGATGGAGCAAAGTCAAAGCGTAAGTGGGAAATACTTTCCAACTCTGACTGGTAAAACTCCATCCCTATTTCAGTTACAAAGGCTTCTTCAACAGCTGAAACTTGAGAACCTGTAACCATTGCCGCAGCACGAATCGCCGTCGTGTAAGCATCGGTATCTGCGCTGATGTACAGCGTAGGTACCTTCATGTTAACAGCCATGTACAAACCGAGCAACGACTTACCAGCATTAGGTGCGCCAGCAATCATCGTTAATTGCCCCCGCCGAAACCTAATCCCATCACTTTGCAATGATGGGAATAGGTCTGGCAGAAGTGCATGCTCGTTAGCAGATTTGGCTGCTGCTTGAGACAGCGATAGCATCTATTATCGCAGGAACTTAGGCTCGCATTGATCTGCCGTACCTTGTGGTGTTGGGCAGAAGTAACCCTTCCAAGACTTAGGCGCTCCAGGCTTTGACTGGCGGAATGTCATCTCGCCATGCTTGCATGTGTATGCGTTGCCATTGGCTGTTACTGCCACTGGCTCTGGTGGGTTGACACGATCATCAAGTGAATTAAAAGCTGCTGCAACTGATGCAACGCTTGGTGTTGGTTGTCCGCCAAGATCGTTAGCGGTTGACTTGATAAGTGTTGCAACCATAGAGATGTCAGTAAGACTTGTCTCAAGTTCCTTCACATTATCTGCATAGATGTTGATTAGTGTGCCATCAGCCAACTTGTAGTTGATCTGTAGCTTTGTGCTTTGTGCTGCGCTCATTTGCTTTCCTTTTCTTTTATGTTTGCTAGTGGGTCGTAAAGTTGTGATAGTTGTCCACCGACAGCGTAACAGTAGTCCTTCACGCCGCAAGTGCGGCAAGACATACCGATGTTTGGTAAAAAAATTTCTGCCTGTAATCCTCTTTCAAACTGGGCAAACATCTCCGTAAGGAGAGGATAGGTCCAGCGTTCCATACCTGCCGTTGGTTCTAGTGTAGCTGTTCGTGCATTGTAGTAGGCACCATAAGGTACCTTCACTCCGAAAGTCTGCTCAATACATACTGCGTATGTACCCAACTGCATAGATGATTCAGGTGTGCTAGCACCAGTCTTTAGATCCACCACTGTGAGCGAGCCATCTTTGTTTTCAAACACTAGGTCAATGTAGCCCTTAATGGGTACATCTCCAAAATTGACATTGACTGCTAACTCAATGGCTGGAATACCTTGAGGTGTAGTCCAGACTTTCCATTTGTTAGCCTTGTAAGAGGTGACGAAATCATCCAGCATCCTCTTGCCGTTTTCATCCCACCAAGCCTTGTCTTCCTTGTCAGGGCTGGCTTTAGTGGCTCTGCCACCCTTGCGCCAATCAACAGGATTAGAGTTGGACTTAGCCTCAACTTCTGCAATCTGTTCTAAGAACGCAGCATCCCAAATCTTTTGTGCATCAATTGTCAAGTTCGCCCATCACAATCTTTTGCGCTTTAACAAGTCCAGACTTTACTGCTGCATCTTTTTCGCTATAGATTAAAAGATCAATCTTCTTAGATAACGCCTGTCGCATAACCATTTCTGCTTGCACAAATGCTGTGCGGAAAGCATCCTCACTGGCTACGCCTTTAGCTCTACGATCTGCTCGGTTCATTACTCTCCCCATACTGGCATAGGTGCCGTTGCTGTGCTGGTACACAATACACAGATCATGTCCAGAAAGTACATTCCAATCTCGCCGTCCTCATCAAACTTAACTTTNACATGCCATGTATCTGACCCGCATGGACATACACGTATTGGTCCAAGGNTGCTGTAGTCAGCCTTCTGTCCATGTAGCAGCCGTAGGCTGGCTATCTTCTTAACCTTCTTGGGTACCATCGTTTAACTCTGCACGTAAGTAATTCTCTACTGCTTTGTGAAATGCTGAGCCACCCACAAACCACCATGCTGGCTCGGATGGTGCTTGCAGTTGGCGTTCTAATTGCCACGACTTACCGCATCTGACCCACGATGAAAAGCTACTGAATGAGCGATGTCCTACTGTTGTTTGGTTCATGTGGTGAGTGTAGCACCTCATTGGCANNACTTCCCAATTTGACAAGATTTTGCAGGTGGTGTGTATAATACGAGCGAAGCGAGTGCGATACGGGAGAGCCATAGGCTCTCGGATTACAAGGGGCGCGGCGCTAATGATAGCGCCCTAACTAGGAAAACAAAAAACAAAAAAACCCCGCCAGTTAAGGCGGGGTTTAGTTGTGTTATTAAATTATTTTGTAACTGGGTTTGCCACTGGGAAGTTGTCNTTTGGATTTACCCAGCGAAGTACAACTGGNACAACGCTNGCNAGGCCAGCATGAACTAGGTACTTAGGTTCTGTAAAGCCAGACATGTAAGAGGCTAGGACTGCGGCAACAAATGCCCGTACCCATGTGCCACAGATTGTCTGTACTTGCTTCATGTCAATGTTCATTACTTACTCCAATTGGGTCGTACTACGGTTCTTACGGTTGTAAGAGCGCGGTGTTTCAGTGCAACAACATCGCCGTTGCTCTGGCTTCCCATACTATCACCAGCGGTGTTACCTTCAATTGTATCAAGTAAGTGAGTATTTGGGTTAATTGGGCCAATGGCTATGCCCACATGGACAGGCTTGCCAGCTTTGGCAAAGTCAAATAGAACAATGTCACCAGCCTGAACCTTTACTGTAGGTATAACCAGCTTGTTCTTNTTGGCCCATGCCTCAAAAACTTCCACTCCAGCAAAGCCTTTGGCTGTGGATGCGGCGATCAATTGGGAGCAGCCAGCCTGTGCGAAGCACCAGGAAACAAACATGGCGCACCAAGGCTGGTGGTTCATGCCATACCAAGAGCCAAACTTGGTATCGTTATTGATACCTTCTTTAAAGTTAAGCTGACTTTTTGCTGCGGCTACTACCGCTTCGACGTACTGGTTCGGAGACGTGCTGCTCGAATTTACCTTCGAGTCGGGCAAGGTCTTTGGAGATTTCATGGACAGCTTCTCGGATATCTTCGACAGCATCTTTAATACTTCCCCCGCCATTACGGCTTAGTTCTGATAGTTGTGGTTTGATTTCTTCTAGGTGTTGATCGAATAGCGTGTGAACGCCATGCTTAAATACATACCAAAGGCCAGTGCCTATAGTGGCGGCAACAAAGAAATAACCATAAATAGTGCTTGCCCAGTCGGCAGTAGTCATAGCGGTATTCCCTAACGTGTTAGACGGTTCTGAATGTGACGTAGATCAAGCCACCAAAGCCTGAGAAACGGCGCTCTGGTGGGGTAGTGCGAACGAACTGGAGTGATTCAATTACACCTTGAACCGTCTCACCTGATGTGAAGTCTTGATAGACAATCACATCGCCTTGTGCTTCTGTGTCTTCTAAGACTTGAAGGCGTGAGATAGCACGACCTTCATAGCCAGTAACCATGTTGTATCTGTCGCCTTCAAAGTCAAAGTTCAAAACTGGGACTGTGTAGGAGCGGTTACGCTTGACTGCTGGTAGAGCCTTGAGTTGATAGCCATTGAATGTACTTGCGCTTAGCGGACTACCAGTCTGAGGGTAGAGAGTAAAGCGAAAAGCAACAGACTCAGCTGGTGCAATCAAACCTGTGGTGATGTCCTGAGTTAGATCCATGTTGGGCGAGATTTCAATGATGTTAGAAACTACACCATCTGAACTAACTGCTGCAAGACCAATGTCACCTGTAACAGGTGCTTGAATACGTGGCTTGATTAACTTGAAATGCTTGTCCTCAAGGGTGAGGTAGCGGATAAGACCAGTCTGGATGTAGCCACTAGCGCATAGCGCTGTGGTTGATTGGACATAAGATCCTTTACCTTTGACGCCAATAACAATCTTGTTGCTATGGCCAAAGACTGCCACATCTGTAACAGCATTAGTGCTAGGCACCCGAAGGTGGGTGGCGTAAGCCATCTGGTTAGGAGCAAGTTCACGGGATAGGTCAATCTTGACCAAGCCAGATGAGTAACTTCCGTCGCCATTGTCAATGTAGTTAGATACTGTGCAGTAAGCAAAACGATCTTGGAACATCACAGCATCTACGCTGCTACCTGTAAGGGTAGTTCCGCTGGCTGGGTCGTAGCCGCTAGTTACTACAGTCAATGGTCCGTAGGTGATGTAGCCAGATGAAACGAAACCAGAAGTATCAATCTGTCCTACACGTACACCTTTGTTAGTTCCAAAGACCATGTACTTGCCCACGTAAGAGGCAAGGCTGGTAACGTACTCGCCAGCTGGCATGTCCGCAGCAGTGACTGCCTTGTTAAGTAGTGGCACATTGCCTGTCGTATCTAGGCTTAGGCGGAAGATACTTGATGAATCTCCAGCATAACCTGATACATAGATAGCGTTAGGGCCTTCGGCTACGCCAGTCCAAATCCAATTTGTATTGGGGTGGGCAAAGATCGGAAGGTTGTTGTTTGATGCTAGGACTGCTGTGCCAGCATAACCAGTAGCATATTGGTCATCAGCGTGGTTGTGGTAATAAGAAAACTCTGTGGCTGATGGTGCATCTGTAACGGAAAATGTTCCATTGTAAGAAGCGCTTACTGAGGCAATTGTTACTTGAGAGCCAACCGAGAAATTATGCGCAGCAGAAGTTTTAAGTGTTGCTGTATTATTTGCTAATTGTCCCGCAACAACTGTATAAGAAGTAATCGGGGTAATCTCAAAGATGTAGTTGTTGATGCCAGCAATGAGGCGCTGCTTAGCCCAGTTCATCTTGACATGGGTAACAGTTCCCACCGATGCTGGGTGGGTAAAGATTAAGGTGCCGCTAGATCCACCTGTGAGTGGGCCTTTGTAGATGCCTGTGGCATTGGCTACATAGTAGTTCTGGCCATCTTGGGCTACATCTAGGATAGCGCCAGAGCCGCCCCATGTAAGGCTTGTAGAAGATCCTACAGCCGTGATGCGATAGAGGCTAGCGTTGTCAGCCATGAGGACTACATCCACATCGTTGGCGTCAACGCCACCTTCAAGAATGATGTTGTCATTGGTTGCAGACTTGAGTTGTTCAACATCTGGCAGAAGGGTTACTTTGCCAAGGTTGAATACTTCTACGCCTGCGCTCTTATTAAAGCGGTAAGGAACAGTCTCACCCTGAACAGGTTCTTGGAAGCGGATACCTGCGCCATAGTGGAATGAGGATTGTGAGCGAAGCCACCAACCTGTGAGGGTCTGCTCGCCTGGTTCTTTCTGGTTATCAAATTGTTGCTTGCGATACTGAGCAGTTTCACGCTTGTAGGGATACTTGTCGCTGATGCCAAAGAAGAATGGCAAGCCCGCAAGGGCGCAGTCGTAAGCATTAGAAGTGTTGATGTAAGTATCACCAGCTGTGACGGGTTGACCTACTGGATCTACTGGGCGTTCTTTGATGTGGGAAAATGCGTCAACCACTTCTGCTCCTTAAATGGGTAGATTATCTACTGCGTCAACTTGGTCATCAATGTCCCGCAGAAGCGGGACTAATTCACTACTTAGTGATAGCGGCAATCTCTTCGCCTGTTAGACCCAGTGCTTGCAACTTAGCCTGTGCTGCCAACTTAGCGTCAGCTTCTGCCTGCTCTTTAGCCTCGCGCTCTGCGCGGTCTGCTTCTGCCTGTGCTGCCATTTGGTCGCGCTCTGCAATCTCGGCAGGGGTTAGGTCAACGTAGGTGTGTGTGCCTTTTTCAACATCTACAATCAGCTTCTGTGGTGTATCAGCCATTAGTTATTTCTCCTTGAATGATGACGTGACTTGCATCAGGGCAATCCCATAGGCAAGTATCGGTATTAAGTGTTGCGCTATCGTGGCACTTAGGCGGAATGAAAGCATCTAGTGATGCGTCATAAGACATTCCAATTCCTGCGTAGTGCTTGCGAAAGTTAGCGTTGTAACTGGTTTGAATCCAGTTACCGCCTAAGCCAAGGTCATTGGCTAGGAAGTCTTGACCGCGATGCTCTTGCTCGTTTGCCACGACAAGTACGCGGGTGACTATGTTGTTTGAATCTATCTCTGCGAAGTGTGCTATTTTATTTTCCTTCTTTCCTAGATTGCGTATCTAACAATAACAATACCTGAACCGCCAGCACCACCACCGCCACCACCGCCACCACCAGTATTAGCAGTTGCAGCAATTCTTCCACCATTGGAACCATTGGCTCCGCCACCTGATGCGCCTGCGCCATTGGTAGAACCATTAGAGCCACCACCGCCACCTGCATAATAATAATGACTTGACACTAATTGACCTGTGGAAGTTGCTGCACCCATTGCATCAAGGGCAGCAATAGTTGTTCCGCTAAGTCCAACACCGCCAGCACCTGAAACGCTAGATGAAACTGCGTTACCACCTACTGCTCCAGCACCACCACCACCTGCTGTTGTGTAGTTAGGCGAACCGCTACCTACTGTATTACTACCACCTGCATTACCGTAGCCAGTTGCTCCGCCTGAATTGCCTTGAGTTGCAACACCGCCAGCATAAGTTGCTTGCCAACCTGCTCCACCGCCTGAACCACCACCAACAAGAGATGCTCCTGCGTTATAGCCACCGCCACCGCCGTTAGAAGTAATAGTATCAAAAACAGAATTAGACCCAACAGTTCCAGGGTTTCCATCTTGCGAACCACCAGCACCACCAGCACCTACGGTGACAGTATTAGAAGTTGCTAAAATTGAGCGACCTGTTTGATAACAAAGACCGCCAGCACCGCCACCGCCACCGCCAAAGTAACCACCACCGCCACCACCCGCAACAACAAGAACATCAGCAGTCAGCGCAGTAGCAGGAGTAAATGTGCCTGAGTTAATAAAGGCGTGGTACCAGTAAGTACCGTCAGTTTGGATAATGTCACCGCCTGTTGCTTTAGGGGCAACAAGTGGTGTGGTGTTTACATTGGATACGCCGTAGAGG